ATCTTTTTTCTTTTTTGCTTTCGGTTTCGGTGATCCATCTTCCTGGCATTCTTCGAATCTGCTTTTCAGAGATTTCAAATCATGATTTTGGGGATCATATTCAATTACCGATCCGTTTGGCTTTTTAAAGTATTTCATATATATCCTTAAAAAAGGGGGGAACGAGTCCCCCCGTTTTTATTTAGTTAGTGATTATGAAACATCCGATAGGATATAGACACCATAAGCATCTTTGATTTCAACTTCACCCCAGAATCCAACAGCAACATAAGCTGTATATCTTGCGGCTTCATTACGTTCTGTGCGGATGCGGAATAAACCTTCAGCACCTACACCAAGACCTAATGCACCTTTGCTCATAGCAAATCCAGCGGCATCACCACCTGATCCAACATTTTCATCAATCTGATCTGACCAGTAGATATTGAATCCAGCAATCGAACCAACGTAACCAGTTTGAAAAGCTTCTTCGCCTTTAGAACCCATCATCGACATCGGTTTGGCATTGGAACCCGTTACTGCATCATCATGAAGCAGAGAGATAATTCCTTTTGAACCCCAAATTTGTTTTGGGCTTAAAACGAGCGAATATGGAGCGGGACTTCCAGCACTTTTCATTTGTCTAATTGATCCAAAGATATGGCTCAATGCAAGACTCGTACCAGCACCACATTCTGTTTGCGAAAATGATTTGCCAAGTTCTACAAGATCATCATCAAGTTTCGAGGCGACAGAATTTCCGAGTGCTGGGCCAGCATTAGAATCAACATTATCGCCTGATCCCATAAGTACCAAATCAGATACATCTGCTTCGATAACGTGTTCGGAAATCGTTGCAGTTCTTGCGGCTGATGTGATAGCTACAGCAGTTGTAGCGGTTGCCTGAGTAGCGGCAGTTACGTTGCCTGAAGTTAGTTTTGTCCAATCCGAGAACTGAACCGAGTTTGATCCTCTTGCGGCCTGTTTTACAGTCACAAGTGGAAACATCACATTCACATGATTGAATGCGATAACTGCATCACCGATTGTCTTTCCAAGACCACCAGCGGCAGTTGATGTGTTAGTTAAAGCCATTTTATTTTCCTTATAATGGTTTGTTTATTAATTATTTTTCATACGATTTCTTCATCGTTCCAGGGCCAAATCCACTAAAGACACCAATACTTCCAGGCTTCTTTCCCTTCCCAATCCTTTCACCACGTTCTTCATGGATGTCGAGATAATCATCATAACTTATTTTTTTATCCTTATAAGTACAATCAATATTCTCGCCATCATTCGATGTGATATGTTTAAGATCGTTATCAGGATCGAGTGCTTTTTTGAAAAGATCAGTCGCCATAAGCTATCTTGATCTTGCCAGATGTTTGAGGATCGTTGGCTTTCTTGTATCCTTTCGGATCAACAGCCGCCCATTCTTCAAACGTAGCATATCCACCCGTAGATGTTGCTTGTGAATTATCAACTGAAGCTGGTGAAGGCTTCGTTGTGAACTTATCTACATGGAGTTCCAATTTATCCAAAGGAAGCCCATCATAAACAGCACGATCATCTTCAGGCAGTTTCGATAGTAACGCATCTCTGCGTGTTGCCTGATATTCATCCCATGCTTTAGATTTCTTCTCAGAAGTTTCCAACCTTGCGTTCATGTCTGCCATTATCTTATCGTATTCGCCTTTTGATTCCATCTCTTTTAATTGCCTGGCTTCACTCTCGCCTTTGATCTTATTCTTCAAAGATTCATATTCTGTTTTCATGGTGTTTTTTTCATCCACCAATTCCTTGAATCGTGCGTAAGGTACTTGATCGATGGGTTGCTTTGGTTCACTTGCAACTTCAGCGGATTCCTGTTTTACGTCTGGAACTTCGACTTGTGTTTCACTCATTTTAACCTCTTTGATTTGAGTATTATGAAAATCATCTGCCTATCTTAAAGTTGATTGGCTTCGATGCATACTTTTTAATGTTAGCATCTGTAATTCTTCCTAATTGGTTTATAGCCCACTTTTCAATCTTATCCGATAAAGGTTGTGCAGTTGATGTTACAGTTCTTCCCATATCATCATTCCATTGAACCCTTTGAGCAAGTGTGCCAGACCATCCGATTGTTACACCATCAGCCGTAGCACCTCTTGTTTGTAAATTCCTCATCATATCACCAGTAAGTTGTAGATCAGGCTTTATGCTTGTTGATGATTGTCTTTTCATCCCACCTCTACCTTTTCTGGTTTTATAATCTTCTGCATAGATGCTGATAGTTTTTCCTTTCACTTTCTTGGAAAACCAAAACGGAGGATGAGTCTTGTATGGCTTAAACGCTTTACCCTTGACATCCTTACCGCTTATTGTATCTACACGAATCTTATCTGAAATCTCATCACCGAGTTCCTTCCAGAATGATCTTTTGTATTTTAATATGTCTTGTGCTTTAGCCACTAAATTGTTGTTGAGGTGTTTGTGGTGTTCGCCACTTCCCCTCATCCTGTTTCTTGGATTTCAATTTCTTTGCACCTTTTGGATCACTTAACTTTTTACTTGAACTCGTTTCCCTTGCCCATCTATGGCGGCAATTAAATCCACCACCATCACCAAATGCACCAGGGAATTCCGAATCAATCTCATCTCTGGTTAATGCACCAGCACTCATCATGTCAATACAGATGTCTCTCGTCCTATCATCCGCTGGCCCTTGATAAATATATCTCGCATTATCTGGATCATCAGAAGCCATCTCAACCGTTACATTACGTTCAAAAGTATTCAATGCTGTATTGGCTAATGTTTCGGCTTGATCTGGCCTTAATACACCACCAGCACCATTTAAAATTGATTGTGCTATATCAGCTTCACTTGCACCAGCTATGATCCCCCTTGCCGCTTCATTTCTGATTTGATCACCCATCAATCCTATCTGTTTCATGAATGTATTATTATCCATTCGTAACAAGGCAGTCAATACTTCATCCGTTACTGCACCCGTCATTTCCATAGAACCTAATACTGTTTGATATTCAAGCATCAGATTATCAAGATCAGAACTCAATCCCAGCCGATTCATGATTACATCTTCCATATCTAAAGTCTGCAATACCAATACAATCTCATCCCTTGTCAATCCTTGATTCCTTAAATCAAATATCTGGCTGACAAGTTCAGACTGTACTCGTCCTATCGCCCTTGCGAAATCCTGTGCCGCTTTATCTTTAGCCAACTGGTTGCCTCAATGCTTGTAATAATCCTGTCTCTGGTACTGCTGGTGCTTCTTGTTCTAATTCACCGAGCATTTCATCTAATTGTTCATCTGGAATATCAGTATTAAAGAATCTGATTAATTCTTTCCTACTAATTAGGTTGTTATCTAATTGGAATTGCAGTCTATCTTTTTCTTCAGCCCAGGTAGTAGGGAATCCAGCTTCAGCGAAATCAACTGAATAAGATTCGGATAATGTTTTATTCTGATGTACTTGTAATATGGTGCGATCTATTTCATATCTTGAATGTTCCCATTCCTTGAATATCGGTATATCTGATTCTCTTGACTCCAAATTTTCCATGCTGAGAATTTTCAACGCCTCGCCACTCGGTGGCGTTCCTCCTTCACCCCATCTGATAGCAAGTGAATGATTCTGGCCCACCTGATTAATCATCATCTTTACGCTTTCAATCATGTCACGGATAGAACCAGTAGGTGATACATATTGAAGTGATGCACCTTCAGGTAATGATATTAGTCTTTCGATACCAGCCTTCAAATTAGGAATCTCTGTATCAATCCCTGTGATAACTGGCTGACCTAATGCAAAGCGTGTGGCCAATGCGATTTCAGTCATAGCAATACTTACTTGTAATCCAGCCCTTGCCACATCCATACTATCTGATGAGAATTCAACCTTACTGATAGGTAAGATGCCATAAGGATTAATCATCTCTACATTATCACCTATCGGATTCACACGGCCAACAGTATCAAAGGCGAAATGCAATCCAGGTTCACCATTCCTTGACTCACTCCAGAATACAAACTTCCGATCACCTTTTAAATCTTTCCCTACTTCATAGCTAATACCATACGGTGTTGATTCACCATAGAGATAGTATTCTTTTGCATTGGTTACTATATCGTATTCAATCCGTTCATGCCGATCCGAATACTTACTGCGGAAGTGACACTTACCTATGAGCCATGCTATCTCTGCGAACTCTCTTGATTTACTATCCAGATGATAAGCAAGATCATTATATTCATCTGCTGGTTCACCATTGATAAATCTTTCTACTGGTGACCTGAATAGCATCATCCTTGCCTTTGCAAATCTCGGTACAATACGCATACCGAATGGCGGCACTTGTTCTAATGATGATCCTGGAAACCATTGAGCCAGATGTGTATCTAATTTTTTATTGTAATAGAAATCAAGAGCAGTATCTTTCTCGGCAATCTCATCCTTTTTTAAATCGTTCTCGGCACGTTGTACTGACTGCATGACTACATCCCTACCGAGAGAAGGAAGCATCACTTTATCGTGAAAATTATATTCCATAACCTACCATTGTGAACTTGTTACCGATCTCTTAACCAAAGGATTCGTCAAAGCAATG